AACAAGAAGTTGTAGAGAAAGGATATGTTGAAGAGCTTGCTGAAAGAATCAATTGTAAATTTAAGCCAAGAGACTATCAAATAGAATATATTGAAAACGCTTTGCGTAATCGCAGATCTTTATCTCTGTCTCCAACATCGTCAGGCAAGTCTTTAATTATTTACCTTTTACAACAACACTATTACGATGCGTTAGGATTAAGAACATTAATTATTGTTCCAACCATTTCTTTGGTTCATCAGATGGCTGGTGATTTTGCTGATTATGGTTGTGAGGACGAAGTATACTGTATTAAAGGTGGTGTTGATAAAAACACAAAAGCTAATATCGTTATATCAACTTGGCAATCTTTAGTAAAACAACCTAAGGATTGGTTTCAACAGTTTGGTGTTGTAATGGGAGATGAAGCCCATACCTTTCAGGCAAAGTCATTAACAACAATTATGCACAAACTCAATAAGTGCGAATTTAGGCATGGCTTTACAGGTACTCTAAAATCTTCCGAAAGCAAAACACATAGGTTAGTATTAGAAGGTTGCTTTGGAGAAGTAAAAAGAATTGTATCCACAAAGAAATTAATGGACGAAGGTACGGTGGCTGACTTTGAAGTTAAGGCTATTGTATTGAATCATAGTAACGAAGCAAAACAGAATTTTAAAAAGGCAATGGGTCAAGTTAAAGAATCAGTTCGTAAATGGCCGGCCGAGCGTGAGTTTATTGTAAACCACGAAAAGAGAAACAATTTTATAAAGAATTTGTTATGGTCTCTAAAAGATCAGAACAATTTGGTTCTATTTGACCTTGTCGAGAAACATGGTAAGATACTTGAACCAATGTTAAGAAAAGATGGTAGAGAATTGCATTTTATATATGGAGCTACAAAAGGAGATGAGCGTGAAAGAATACGACATCTTGTTGAAAATGATCCAGTGAAACAGCACGACATACTTGCTTCTTATGGAGTATTTAGTACAGGTGTTAATATAAAAAGGTTAGACAATGTGATCTTCGCCTCTTCAGGGAAATCTGAAATAAAAGTATTACAATCAATTGGTAGAAGTTTGCGTAAAGCGGAGGACTCGCGCAAGGCGGTCCTCTATGATATTGCTGATGATTTGTCGATTGGGTCGTATGAAAATTATACTTTGAAACACTTTAAACAGAGAATTGAAATTTACTCGCAGGAGGAGTTTCCGTTCAAAATTTATAACATTGATATCTAACTTAAGATATACCTTAAAGCCTGATAGACTTATTATACAAGGAGTCAAACCAAATGTCAATAGTTTTTGTGAAAAAAGTTTAAGAAATTTCAGAAATGTACATTATCTATTGACAATATAACAGAAATAGATTATAATAACCACAATATTTTAAACATAAGGAGTATTAGTTTGAAATGGCTAAGAAAAGAAATTACGTAAATAACAAAGATCTTCTTGCAGCATTAATTGATTACAGAGACAAATGCGCAGAAGCCGAGGACTGTGGCGACAGTGCTCCTCAAGTTCCAGAGTACATCGGTAAATGTATTATGATGATTGCTCAAAGATTGGCAACAAGACCAAACTTTAGTGGATATATGTATAAGGAAGAAATGATCTCGGATGGAATTGAGAACTGCTTACAATACATACATAACTTTAATCCAGAAAAATCTCAGAATCCATTTGCTTATTTTACTCAAATCATTTGGTATGCTTTCCTAAGAAGAATATCAAAAGAGAAGAAGCAGATGTATATTAAATTTAAGGCATCACAAAGACAGATGCATGATAATGAAGTATATGATTCAGCAGGAGAACAGATCACTGGGAATCAACTTCCAGATTACATCAATGAGTTTATTGATGACTTCGAAAATAAACTAAAAAAGTAAGGAGTTTATGAAAGTATTAGTATTTGGATTGCCAGGTAGTGGCAAAAGTACGTTAGCACAACCGCTCGCAGAGCAGTTAGAAGGTGTTTGGATTAACGCAGACACAGTAAGAGAAACATACGACGATTGGGATTTCTCCGACGAAGGTAGAATGAGACAAGCAAATCGTATGAGACATCTTTCAGACGGAGTATCTATGGCAGGTAAAATTGCTATAACAGATTTCGTTTGTCCTTTCCAAAAAGCAAGAGATGGCTTTGATGCCGATTTTACAATTTGGATGGACACAATTAAAGCAGGTAGATTTGAAGATACGAATAAGATCTTCGAAATGCCTACTGAAGTAGATTATATTATAACAGAATGGAAAGATAGAACAGACTTGGTCCTTGCTCCTATCATTGAAAAGGAGTTCGCAAAATGGCAGAAGTCACAAAGTTAAGACATTTAGGTAAAGCTATTACATGGAGAATTATTGCATCCTGTACTACAGCTCTTATCGCGTTATATTTTGGCCTACCTCAGAAGGCTGTGGGAGCCGTCTTTTTGGCGGACCTAGTTATTAAATTTGTATTGTATTATGGACATGAAAGACTTTGGTACAATTACATCAAGTTTGGAGTTAAAGAATAATGAATTTTGACATGGAGAATCAATTCGATTTTAAGAAACCAACAGTTCAAATGTTGGGAAGATGGCAACCTTGGCATGAAGGCCACACAAAATTATTTGAAAAGGCCTTGACATTGACAGGACAAGTTGTTATAATGGTACGTGAAGTATACGGTATCGAAGGAGATGCAGGTGCTGGTCGTACTGTTGCTCAAACCGATAATCCTTTTGGAGAGATTGCTGTTATTGACGGAATCAAGAAAGGACTCGGTGATGCAGGGTATGAAGAAGGCAGAGAGTATATGATTATGGCAGTACCGAACATTGTCGACATTAGTTATGGTCGCGGTGTTGGTTATACATTTACAGAGCATGATCTTGGTAAAGATGTTCATGAAATATCAGCCACAAAGATTCGTGCTAAAATGAGAGAAGAAGGCAAGTTATGAAATTAGTACATCACTCCGATCCAATTATGCATAGAGAGTTGGCAGACGTCAATCTTAAGGATCCAGGATTTGATCCAGTAGAATTAAAAGAACAAATGGTTACTCTAATGGAGTCGCAAAGAGGTCTCGGTCTCTCAGCGTGTCAAGTAGGATTGGATCATAAGGTTTTTATTATTGGAGAGAATAAAGAAAACTCGATGATGTTTATCAATCCTGAAGTGATTAGTGTATCGGAAGAAACTGAACTTGATATTGAAGGTTGCTTAAGCTATCCTGATATGTTTATTAGAATGGCAAGACCAAGTCAAGTGGAAGCAAAGTGGTACGACGAAGAACTGAATGAAAAGACAGGTACTTTTGAAGGTTATACCGCAAGATGTTTCTTGCATGAATTTGACCACCTATACGGAGTGGTGTATAAAGATAAAGTGTCTCGACTTAAATGGGATCGAGCATTAAAGAAGAAAGGTAAAATTACCAAACAGCGCCAGGCTGCTATGGCTTACCTTAAACATTTACAACAACAACTACCTAAAGAGACAGCTGAAAAAGAAGCAGCTGCTAACTAAATATGAAGATAGCTATCGTAACCGATATACACATCGGTGTAAGAGGTGATTCTAAAGTATTCCACGAAGTCCAAAGAAAATTCTTTCAAGAGGTCTTCTTTCCATATATTGATGAACATGGTATTACTACTGTGTTTGATCTTGGAGATACTTTTGATCGCCGAAAGTATATTAACTATGCATCCTTACAAAAAGGTAAAGAGTTTCTATTTGATGAATTAGCAAAGCGTAATATTGATTTCCATGCATTGATTGGTAATCACGATACATATTATGCAAGTACTAATGAAATCAATAGTATGAATCTACTTACAAAGGAATATCCTCAGTTCACATTATATCAAGACATTGCTCAAGAACTTACATTAGGATCTACAAAATTCCTTATGCTTCCTTGGATTAATAAAGAGAACAGCGAAAAGAATCTTGAGATTGTTAGAAACTCTGATGCCAATATATTGATGGGACATTTAGAGGTGAAAGGTTTTGAGATGATGAAAGGTGCATTATGTACTCATGGACTGGATATGAACGTATTTAAGAATTTTGAATCCGCATACTCTGGTCATTTTCACCATCCTTCAAGATATGGTAATGTTGAATACCTTGGATCTCCATACGAAATGACATGGTCTGATTACAAAGGTAGTCGAGGTTTCCATGTGTTTGATACTGAAACTCGAGAAATGATTAAGATTGAAAATCCTAATCGTGTATTCTATAAAGTATTTTATGACGATGCAGATTGGACAGTTGATACTGTTGCTAATTATGATGTTAGTCAATATAAAGATACTTATGTAAAGGTTATTGTTCAGAACAGAACAAATGCGTATCTCTATGATATGTTTATGGGTCGTATGTCAGAATGCGGAGCTGTTGATGTTCGAGCGGTTGACGATCATATGAATTTAGACGCAGAAGGCGTTGAAGAAATACTCGACGAAACAAAAGATACAACGGAGATCTTAAGTCAATATATAGATTCGTTAGAGACAAATGTTGATAAGACAAAAGTCAAATCGTTAGTCGACGAATTATACCACGAGGCACTTAGTTTATAATGAGAATTAATTTTGAGAAGGTAAAATATAAAAACATCTTATCTACAGGAAATGTATATACAACCATTGAGTTAAATCAAGTACCTAGTACACTTATAGCAGGTTCAAACGGTTCAGGCAAAAGTACATTACTTGATGCAATTGTATTTGGTCTATATGGTCGACCATTTCGTAATATTAATAAAGCACAACTTGTAAATTCTATTAATAATAAAGAACTTGTTGTTGAATTATATTTCAGCGCAGGTGGTGATAAGTATAAAATCGTTCGTGGTATCAAACCAAATCTATTTGAAATTTGGAAGAACGGTGGAATGGTTAATCAAGATGCATCGGTTCGAGACTATCAGGCATTCCTTGAAGAATCAATTTTAGGTATCAACTTCAAAGCATTTAATCAAATAGTTGTTCTTGGATCTGCTACTTATATTCCTTTCATGGAATTGCGAGCCTATCAACGTCGCGAAATTATTGAAGACCTATTAGATATTCAAGTATTCTCAGTTATGGGTACCTTGGCAAAAGATCGTATGTCTGATATTAAAAAGACAATCACCGATAACAAATATGACATTGAGATTATTGAAAACAACATAAGGGCAGCTGAAGAAAATAACGAAGAGATTCGTAAATTAAAAACAGTTGAGGTTGATAAGATTAAAGAAAAGATGTCTGAACATATTGACCAAGTTGAACAAAAGAATTCAACGATTGATACTCAAGACGAAATACTTAAAGTACTATACGATGATATATCCGATAAGGCTGATGAAAAGAAAAAGTTTGGAGATGCTACTGAAAAGAGAGCTGAACTTGAAAGAAGCCGCGTTCAATTTGATAAGGAATTATCTTTCTATGAACACAACGATGATTGCCCAACCTGTAAGCAAGGTATTGCTCATGATTTCAAACAAGAACAGATCATGGACAAGAATCAACAAAAGGCTCATATAGAAAAAGGTTTAGTTGATATTGATAAGATCATTAAGAAACATCAAGATCGTTTGAGTTCTATCTCAAAAATTGAAGATCAGATTCAAGAAGTTAACTTTAAGATATCTGAAATACGAGCTGAAATTAAAATGTCTAAGAATGCGTTAGTTTCATATAAGAAAGACTTGGACAATGCTCAGAGAGAAGTTGATGAAGTTGATACTACCAAACTAAAAAATCTTCAAAAGAAACTTGATAAGCAAACAGAAATTAGAACAAAGCTACTTGACGAACATGAAGTACTTAATATCGTTCAAACAATTTTAAGAGACGGTGGTATTAAGGCAAAGATTATTAGTCAGTACATACCTGTTATTAATAAACTCATCAACAAGTATCTTGCTGCGTTTGATCTGTTCGTTGACTTTCAGCTCGACGAAAACTTTGATGAAGTAATTCGTTCAAGGTTCAGAGACAAATTTACTTATGCTAGTTTTTCCGAAGGTGAAAAACTACGTATCACATTATCAATTATGTTGGCTTGGAGATCCGTTGCTAAACTAAGATCTTCAGTATCGACTAATCTATTGATACTTGATGAAACTCTTGACGGCGCTTTGGATGGCGTAGGTATCGAAAGTTTGATTGAGACTCTACATGGATTGAACTCCGATGACAATATCTTTGTGATATCTCATCGTGGAGATCAGTTCGCAGAAAAGTTTGAGAACAACCTCAAGTTTGAAAAGATTAAGAACTTCTCTGAACTTGCAGCATAAACCTATTGACATTTGCTGTCAAATAGTGTATAATGGTTGTTCAAATATAAAAAGGCAATATGGCATTGACAAAATTCTATACATCTGTTGAGCGGTACGGAAATAATATCCTACATCGTGGTTACGAAAACGGAAAGCGTTTCTCGTATCGTGTACCGTTTCAACCAACTCTATATGTTCATACGCCGAAAGCAGGAGAAGAAGGTTATAAGTCTTTAACAGATGGTAACCTACCATTATCTCCACACAAGTTCGGCGATATGCGCGAAGCCAAAAACTTTATTGAGGAATACAAAGGTGTTCACGGTATGAAGATCTTTGGCTCAACAAATTATATTACGCAATTCATACAAGAAGAATATCCTGAAAAGATTTCATACGATGTAAGTCATGTGAATATTGTTTCGTTTGATATTGAGGTTGACATCAGAGATGGCTTTGCTAATATTGACGAAGCAGACAACCCTATTACATCAATTGCTTATCATAGTTCAAGATCTGATATTTACTATCTGCTTGGCCAAAAAGATTACGACAAGACACAAACGGTAACGGACATTCCTCAAGACAAGATTCAATATGTCAAGTTTGATTCTGAAGTCCAGCTACTTCAGTACTTTGTTAAATTATGGACAACCGACTATCCTGATATTGTAACAGGTTGGAACGTTGAGTACTTTGACATAATGTATATTGTCACGAGGATTATTCGTTTGCTTGGAGAAGAAACTGCTAAACGTCTATCTCCACACAAATCAATTAAAAAGCAAAGTCGAGAAGTATTTGGTAAAGTCAACTCAACATATTCACTTATGGGTATTGCTGTTATTGACTATATGGATGCTTTCAAGAAATTTGGTTATAAGTACGGTCCTCAAGAATCATATAGGTTGGATCATATTGCTTATGTTGTTCTTGGTGAGAAAAAGATTGACTATTCAGAATATGGTTCTCTTACAGGTTTATACGATGAAAATCCACAACTGTATCTTGACTATAATTTGAAAGATACTCAGTTGATTGCTCGACTTGAAGAAGAAACAGGATTGCTTGCTTTGGTTATGACCGTTGCTTATGATGGTGGAGTTAATTACGGAGACGCCTTTGGAACTGTTGGCATTTGGGAATCAACCATTTATCGTAGGTTGATTAAAGACAAGATCGTTCCTCCACTTAAAGGTGGCCCAGGAATGCGAGCAGGAGATCTCGTAGGTGGTTATGTAAAAGATCCTAAAGTTGGAATGCATCCTTGGGTTGTATCTTTTGACCTTAACTCTCTATATCCACATTTGATGCTACAATATAATATGTCACCTGAAACATATATGCCTGACGATCGTGAATACGTAACTCAGGATATGGTTCTAAAAGGTGAATATCAGAATGATCGTAAAGATGTATCGGTTGCCGCTAACGGTGTTTGTTTCTCAAACAAGAAACTTGGAATCATTCCTGAAATCATTGATGAATACTATAATAACCGTTCTGTTATCAAAAAGCAAATGATTGCAGCTGAACAGCAGTTTGAAATTGAAACAGATAGTACTGAACTAAAAAGACTGAAACGTGAAATCAATCAGCTTCACAACTCGCAAATGTCAATTAAGATTGCTATGAACAGTTTGTATGGAGCAACGGCAAACATCTACTTCTTATACTATATTAACGAAATGGCCGAAGCAATTACAACAAGTGGTCAGTTATCTATTCGTTATGCTCAAAAATCTGTAAACGATTATTTGAACAAGATTCTTGGAACTGATGATACTGACTATATCATTTATATTGATACTGACTCTATCTATGTTGACTTCGGTCCTCTGATTACTGAAGTATTTGGTACAACTGATATTGATAAAAGTAAAGGTGAAGAGTTCCTTGATAGAGTATGCTCAACAAAAATTGAGCAAATCATTGAAGACGGTTACGAAAAGCTTGCCGCTGATTTAGGTACTTATCGTAATGCAATGGTGATGAAACGTGAAAAGATTGCTCACCGTGGTATCTTTGTTGCTAAGAAAAGGTATATCCTAAATACATTGAATTCTGAAGGAGTTCATTATGATACTCCTAAGATATCAGTTACAGGTTTGGAATCAGTAAGATCTTCGACTCCTGAGGTCTGTCGAGAAAAGCTTAAGGAATGTTTTGAGGTTATTATGAATACCGATGAAAAGACAACTCAAGACTTTATTCAAGACTTCCGCGAAGAGTTTCGCAAGCTTGATCCTGTTGCTATCGCAAAAACTTCAGGCACTGATAATATTAAAAAGTATCAAGACAAGACTTCCTTATATAGAAAAGGTTGTCCTATGCATGTTCGTGGTGCAATTATGTATAATCATTTCCTTAAAGAGAAAGGACTTGATAAAAAGTTTGAGACAATACAAGGTGGAGACAAAGTCAAATTTCTCTATCTTAAAGTGCCAAATCCGATAAGAGAAAATGTTATATCGGTTCCTGGCCTATTACCTAAACAACTTGGTCTTCATGAATATATTGACTATGAGCTACAGTTTGATAAAGTATTCTTGAATCCGATTCAGTCCATCCTAGATGCGGTTGGATGGTCAGCAGAAAAGGTAAATACAATTGAAGATTTCTTCAGTTAAACTATTGACATTTATATTAAACTGTGGTATAATGGACCACACTAAAGGAGAAAAGCAATGAGTGATGTACAAATTGTAAGACTATCAACCGGTGAAGAGGTTGTAGCAAAAGTGGTATATGATAAAGGTTTCTATACGTTAACCGATGGAATCTTGTTAGTACCAGCAGGTGAAGGTAAAATTGGAATGGTTCCTTTCGTACCTTATGCAAAAAGAGATCCAGTTACTATCGGTGAACAACATGTTATGTTTGTCGTTGAACCAGCTGATGAATTGAAAAAACAAGTAATTGAAGCAACGACGGGAATCGCAATGCCAGATAGCGGCGGTTTACATATAGTACAATGATAGAGATATACGGAAAAGACAATTGCGCATATTGTAATATGGCAAAACAACTTTGTGAACAGAAAAAGAAAGATTTTAAATATCTACAGCTCAACGTAGATTATACACAGGAAGAGTTTTTTGAAAAGTTTCCAACAGCAAGAACTTTTCCTCAAATTACAATTGATGAAGAATCAATTGGTGGCTTTATGGAACTAAGGGAATTAATATGAACAAGTTTATTATCGCATTGACATTGGTATTATCAACAAATGCAGTAGCAGAAGATAGGTTTGCGAGTATTCGTCAAACAATGAATACTTGTGCCGCATGCCACGGACCTCAAGGTCAAGGTGGTTTAGGACCTAAACTTCAAGGACAAACTG